CAACACATCGGCGGTGCTGGCCCTGCAGAAAGCATCTTCCACCCCGCACGTGGTCACGCAGCAGAACGCTTATGACCAGGACGAGGACCAGGGCAGAATCTGGCTCGAATTCATGACGGTCTACTACGGAAAGCGGACCGTGGACATGGCCATGACCGACGAAATGCGCGGGATGTTTGAACAGGCTAACATGCTTGCTCAGCAGGCGGGACAGCCGCCTATGGAGATCCCGGACATGGTTCCGGTGGACTTCGATTTCGGCAGTCTCAGAGACCATGAGATGAACATCCAGATCGACGCAGGCGCGAGCAGCTATTACAGCGAGATCGCGAGCATGGAGACGCTGAGCAACCTGCTTGACCGCGGCGTCATCAACGGCGTGCAGTTCCTGGAGCGCGTACCGGACGGACACATCACGAGACGCCTGGAACTGATCGCGGAGCTCAAGGAGCAGATGAGGCAGCAGCAAGAGATGCAGCAGGCCATGCTGCAGCAGCAGATGGCACAGGTGCAGGCACAGCAGGCGCAGGGCGGCGGAGCTCCCGGAGGGGCTCCCGCTCCCGGCGGAGGCGGACCGGGTGACGCGGTTGAAACCAGCGCCACGGCAGAGCGGCGCACGACCGGATTCAAGGAGCTCGGCGAGGCGCTGAGACGAGTTGAGAGGGGACCGGGATGGCGACAGTCAGCGGCGTAACAAACGAGAGAATCTTCAGTCTCAAGAAATGGGGCGGGCTGAATGAGGCCCCGGACGGGGACACCCGCCTCAAGCTCGGCGAGGCGTCGGAGATGGTCAACTGGAAAATCACCAGGGACGGAAACCTGAAGCGCAGGCCGGGCACGGAGTTCATCGCGGACCTGAACGCAGACTACGACGTGGTTGTCGACGGAAACATCAAGAGGCTTCAGGAAATCCACGACGGCGACACGTTTGACATCTTCTTCTCCGCGTCTGCGACCGCAGTTCCCGGAACGATCACGCTTTTCGGAACCGGCGCGTCAATCGAGGACGGACTGCTTACAACCTATGCCGCGACAATCAGCGGCGGGCAGCTGCAGTTCCTGAACGAAGACGCGGCGAGCATTACGGACGGCGTTCTTGAGATTTTCAACTCATTCACCAGAATGACGCTTGAAACCCTTCAGACGAGCCTGGACGAGCTGGAACCGGGCGAATACCTCTACCTCTGGAACAACGAGCTGCCGTATGCCATCAACCAGAACTCCATCTTCACGGAGGGGGCGCAGACCTACCTCGGCGGGTATCTTGTCACTGCGGAAGCCACCAGCACGGACCCGGTGATGGGGCTGTGGGCAGGCGTCGCACAGAACAAAGAAGTGCTTCTTGCGGCCTGCGGCGGCAAGGTCTGGAATCTGTATGACGCAGACAGAGACGTCATGGTCAGAACGCCGCTCGGCGACATTGACACCAGCGGGAAGGTGACGTTCTTCCCCTTCGGCGGGGATGTGTATATCCTGAACGGGCACGAGTACTACGTCTATGACGGGACGATGCTCTCCCCGGTGGACGGATACATCCCGATTATCGCAAAGCAGGTCGGACCGGTGGTCAACGCGCAGGGCGATTCCGACAGCGGCGAGACAACCGGCGAGTATGTCAACCGGCTCACGCCTTACCGCAGGATCTGGATTTCCCCGAACGGGACGAACGCGGTGTTCCCGCTCCCGGAGAAAAACATCGTGTGGGACGACCGGTGCTATGTCAAAAACCTCGGCACGGGGGCGATTATGGCATCCAGCACCTACAGCGTCAACGCCAGCGCAGGACAGATCACGTTCAGCTCCGTGCCGACCAAGAGCGTGAACAGCTATGAAATCTGCTATCGGGCCATGTCGGACGCAGCCTATGCCACGATGCGGCAGCAGGTGACCGGCAACCGGTTCGCCGAACTGTTCTCCGGTCCGACGGACAACATGGTCTATCTCTACGGCGACGGAACGAACCGGGGGCTCTATTCCGGCATGGACGACGATGGGATGCCCAGGGCAGACTACTTCCCGGATCAGTACGAGGTCAACGTCGGAGACAGCAACACGCCCATTACCGCAATGGTCAAGCACTACGGGGATCTTGTCTGCTACAAGCCGGACAGCACATGGGCCATTACCCAGGGCGCAATGGAACTGGCCAGCGGGGACAACACCATCAGCATCTACTGCACGCCAGTCAACCGGGACAAGGGCAATGTGGCCCCGGGGCAGGTGCGGCTTGTGGACAACAACCCGGTCACATGCTCGGAACGCGAGCTGTACCACTGGGTCAATTCGAGCTATTACACCTCCACGCTCAGCCGGGACGAGCGGCAGGCGCGACGGATCAGCGACCGGATTCAGAGGAGCATCAAGGAAATCGACCTCACAAAATGCTGCATGTGGGACGACAACGACGGGCAGGAGTTCTATCTTTCGCAGAACAAGGTCACGCTCGTCTGGAACTACGCGACGGACACCTGGTATCGGTACGAGGGGATCGATGCGGTGTGCATGTGCAACTTCCACGGCGAGGTCATCTACGGCACCAGCGAGGGACTGCTGGCGAGAATCACATACAACGCGGCAGGCGACATGGGTCATCCCATCCTGGCACGGTGGATTTCCGGGGCCATCGACTTCGGCGCGGCGAATATGCGGAAGTACTCTTCGAGCATGTGGGTCGGCCTCAAACCGGAAGAGGGGACGAGCGTGAACGTGGAACTTATCACGGACCGCAAGAACACCTTCAAAGAGAAGATCGTGAGCAGTGAGAAGGCCAAGGTCAGGGGACAGCCCTTCATGGTCAAGACCAAGCTCAAGGCCAAGAAGTTCGTGTTCTACCGCCTGCTTCTTCTGGTAGACGACAAGCAGCCAGCCGTCACCGTGACGGACATTGAGTTCCGTGTACGGCAGACGGGCTATGCCAAGTGAGGGAATCAGAATGATTGGAAAAGTAAGAGCGGGGCTGGTCTTCGGGATCATCAAGGTCACATGCCCCAACAGCTCGACGGTCAAAGTGTCGCAGGGAAGCATCTCGTTCACGAAAACGGGAACGTCAACGGAGTTCCCGCTGCCGAAAACGGGAACGTGGACCATCAAGGTAACGTACAACGGCCTGACGGAGACGTACACAAGGACCGTGAGCGCAGGGCAGACGATCAGCATCACGGCGATGAACAATGTTGCGCTCTATCACGAGAACACGTACTGCGCCGGATTCACGAGCGGCTGGAACGGCTGGAAATACAACGCTATGGTGGATCAGACGACGACATACAACCCCGTGGCAAGCAACCACATCGAAGCCCACGCGGAGAGCCCGGACGCATGGAAAATCTGGGCGAGGACCAAGGGCGCGGTCAACCTGACCGGGTTCAAGTATGTCCGCTTCGGGTACAACGGCTTCTCAGAAGGCGCGAACACGGCGGCATCGAAGTACGCCTTCCGGGCTACGGACGCGAACGGCGGGGTAATTGCACAGTCCGGGTACATCGGGGACGGCAGCGGGGCCTGGAAGAATAACCAGACCTACGACCTCAACGTGACGAATGTGAACCGGGCGGTTTACATCGAGGTTTACGCGGAGATTTTCGTCGCCAACTCGGCGAAGGCCGATCTTTACAACATCTGGCTCAGAGCATAATGCGAGGTGATAACAATGGCATCCCTTCAGGAAACTTTCGCACAGCGGCAGAATGAGTCTGCCGCTCAGATCAACAACACATTCGACAAGCAGTATGAAACGCAGGCGGCAGGCCTGAAAGCGGAGTATGACCGCAACATGTCAGACGCCCAGGCGGCAGCGCAGAAGATCGGACCGCAGTACCAGCAGCAGGCGAACACGCTGGCGGGCCAGTTCGAGCAGCGGCGGCGCAACGCCAACCTCGGCGCAATGGTGAACGGACTCGGGAGCGGAGCGGGACAGCAGCAGCAGAACGCCATGCGCAACCAGTTCGTCGGCCAATACGGAGCACTCAGAGGGCAGGAAGCCGGAGCGGTGAATGACGCCAATCAGAAGATGGCAAACCTCACCGCGGCATACAACAACGCCCTGGTCAGTGCGAGAGCCGACACGGACGCGAAGCGGGATCAGGCGCTTATCAAGAACTTCGACACAAACCGGAACTGGTACGAAACGCAGGCACAGAACCTCACGAACTACGGCCAGTTCGACAGCCTCAAGGACATCTACGGCGAGGCACAGGCAAACCAGATGCGCAACACCTGGATTGCGCAGAACCCGGATGTGGCCTATAAAAGCGGCATGATTACGGCGGAGGACTACACCGCGATTACCGGCAAGTCCGCAACACCCAGACCGGACGAACTCGTTGCAGCAAGCGTACCGCGGTATTTCTCCCATACGTCGATTTACGAATGAGGTAAGGCAAGATGGCAGAAGAAAACAAATTCAAAGCCGACACTCCGGCAGCGCCTCCAACCTCAGCTGCCGCCACCGCAACGGAGATGAAGACGCAGGGCGCGGACACAGATCAGTTCCGTCAGGCCTTTGAGGCACGGAAGCAGGGAGCACAGAACAACATCAAGAGCACCCTCGGCGCTTCCTTGGACAGGCAGACGCAGGGCCTGACGGATGCGTTCAACCAGAGCACGGCGGCGCAGGAGCAGGCGACGGCGGCAGGGCAGCAGGCCTTCGACTTCGCCGGGCAGGACCTGGGCATTCAGGCCGGACGCACGCAGCAGGGCATGGACAGCTATGCCGACGTGCGCGGCCTCAACCGACAGGCAGGGTCACAGCAGGCCCTGTCTCTCGGCCTGGCCCAGTCAACGGCGGCGGGCAGGCTCGCCCAGCAGCAGCAAATGGCACTGCAGGAGAGCCAGAGACAGAAGGAACTGCTCAGTACGGACTATCACAACCGGGTCCAGCAGGCGATTGCCGGGCACGACTACAAACAGGCGGCGGCGCTTCTGGACGATTACAACAGTCAGAACGACTGGCTTGACAAGCAGGCAGCGGCCATGGCGAGCTTCGGCAATTTTACCGGTTACGAACAGCTGTACGGACCGGGACAGGCCCAGGCCATGCAGCAGTTCTGGATCGGGAGCAACCCGGAGCTTGCCTACAACACCGGAGTGATTGACGCGGCGCAGTATCAGCAGATCACCGGACGCAGCGCACCGGGTGTGGTATCGTCAGGAGGCGGCGGCGGGAACGATTACCGCTGGTACGATTCGGAAGCGGTCGGCGGAGGACCG